CGTTTACTTTAAACACTCCATACATCCAAGTCACAATAGTTGAACCTTGGACGGACTGTAAATCGTAAACGTAGATTCCGCCATCTATAGTTGCCATAATTGAAGCTGGAGAACTGATCGTTAGAACGCCATTTGCATCGCTTACAAAACCAAAATCGTTATCAGCATCATCATCAGAATCACCGCTAAGAGCAAATGTTGTTGAAGTATCAGATTCACGAACCTGCATCACCCAGTCATATCCAGTTGATAGGTCAATAACTTCTCCTTCTTCATCTTTAAATGTAAGCTCTAAGGTAAATGTATCACCCTTTCTACAAGTGACATCTACTCTTGATGCTATGTCTAAGTTTACGTTGGTTGCCATATTGCAAATGTACTAATTTACTGGTTATCAAGAAGTTGATCAATGCCTTCTTCACTATCATCTTTAAGTTCTCCTCGCTTACCTTGGCGTTGAGAAATCATTTTAGATTGTTGAGCAGCCTGCTTCTCTGTTCTCTTATCTTTTCTATCTTCTTTTTTCATCTCAAGAGACTCCTTGAAATTCATATCCTGAGAGCGCTGATCCTGACCAGTCACACCCTTAATTGATTCTAGCTGAGACTTAAGCTGATACTCTAATTGAAGCAATTGCGCCTTTGCTTGAGCGTCTGCTTGAATTTCCGCAATTCTACTTTGAGACTGCATCTGGATTTCCTGCATCTTTCCTTGGCTGGATGCCTGTGCAGTTTGTTGATTCATCTGAGCTTGCATCTGAGAGTTCTGCTGCGCAATCTCTTGCTGCTGACGCATACGCTTCTTACGTCTAATGATCAGTAATCTTTCAGCTTGATCCACATCCTTTAATTGCCTTACAGCCATTGCATCTTCAAGATCTATTTCTTTTTGTGACAATGCTATCTGAATATTTTGCTCTAAGTATGACTTTTCTGTATCGTCCATTTCTGTTTGAACCTTCACTCCAAAGTTGTACATAGGCAAATCTCCGAATGAAGAAAGGACATCCATATTATTCTTTCCTATAGCCTTAGAGTACACTTGATACAATACAGACTCGGTAGGTAATATTTGTAGACATTTTACGATGTCCTCACAAACTCTTGAATATAGATACACAGCCGCATTAGTAATATCATAAATAGCGTTATTACCAGCAGCCATAGCTTGCTGTCGCACACCTACCAACTGCTCTCCTTTTGGAGACGTTCCATCCATTACTTCGTTAATACCTGTTGTATCACGGATAAGACGGAGATTATGGTTATAGATAGAAATAAGCTCATTGATATTACGGATACTATTGTCCAGAGACCTAACTGGAGGGTTCTGGAATCCACCCTCTGGATTCTTGCTACGATAGTAGAATACACCTGTTTGCTCATAAATGTCTTGTATATCCAGTGGTTGCAGTTCTCCGCCTTTACCTAGTTGTACGTTTTCTAAACCTTCTACATCTACAATCAAACCATCTGGCTTCGCCTTAGCGATCGCTTGTTGCAGTTTTAGATGTGATAGCTGTAACTGATCAGCAAAACCGATTACAGAGCCTACTAGAGACTTAGGCATCATTCTGCGCAGGTTTGTTGAAACCACAGAGTAAGACAACCTAGCCTTTGTTAAATCGTGTATGTTTTTAGGTACATTCTTTTTAAGACCATAGTCATACATATAATCACAACCAACTATATAATTACCTCCATAAACAGTGGCAACGTTCATTGATGATGGCTTTCTATCAAAAACTGACTCTTTTGGCGGAGTATACTCAAATCCTTTATAGTAGAAGTTGCTGTTACCAAATCTAGAACCCTTCTCCTCAAACATCATATCGTCTACAGAGAGGAACTCAAAACTCATAACTTCAACAATAAACTCATCGTACCCATATGTTGTACGATCTAAAGTCTCGTCATAGTATTTGTAAGAAAGCTTATCAGCTCTATTTTGATATTTGTTCTTTACTTTTTGAGCTATTTTTTCATATTGCTCTTCTGTAAACTCATCACGAGCAATACGCTTAAGCTCAGAGATGCTAATCTTTTTGACGTGTCCTGCGTATATGAGGTCGCTAAACGTAGGGTCTTCGGTGTAGCTATGGAAGAAGAATGCCGGGTCGATGTACTCTTCTGTGATTCCATAGTTAGGATCGTTATTTCTTTTTACAACACCAATACCACAAGTAACTAAATCGTTTACTGCTCTGCGGTATACACGCTGGTCAAAGTCATTCCACTCTAGGGTTAAGTTTGTGCCAATCTGTGCAGCAATCTCAGCAGCTGTCTTAATATTGGCATCCATAAAGATCTCAGCTTCTTCAGGTGTTTCCGGTATGTCTTCCTCTGAAATACCTGTATTTACACCTGCTTGATTCATCTCCTGAATCATCTGCTTATTCTTTACCTCAAACATCTTTTCTGCTCTTTTCTTATCTTTCTCAGATTGAGACAGAGGATCGATAGCAGCGACATTTGGATACGGTTTTTTTGATAGAATGTTATTTACAACAATCTTTACAAACTTAGGAATGATCGGAACTGGTGACCAGTCAAGGTTTAAGAGTGTACCGTCACCACTGTTAGGATCTAAAGAGTTTAAGATTTGCTTATAGATAGAAGTATCTTGCGTACCATTAGCGTAGTCACGATTCGTCTCAAAGTCCTTAAGTCTGCGTCTGAACAAACTTCGCTCATCATCAGAATGACCCCATTGCTTTTCTATAGCTTTGGCGTATTTTAGACCGTAAGGCTTGGAGGTTTTTTGACCGTGTATGGCAAAGGGGTCTGGAAAATTACCATACTTTCCGTTTTCATTGTCTTTATTGTACATATAGCGTTTCGCAAAATACTTCCTTGCAAATATACTAAATTAAAACACTGCCTCTCAACGCCTTATCTCCTTCGTGTATCGTCTAAAAAACTTCTTGTCATCAAAATTAGACTGCTTCTTTTCTTTCTTAACTCTTTGAGCTGCTAGTAAAGCTAAACCAGAGCTAATTGTAAGGTCAAACTTGGTACGGTTGTCTATCTTGTATCCAATCCAATCTTCTAGAGTTCTGTCAAAATACATCTTACCCATCTCGCCTGTCTCATCGTTAACTCCTACGTGTTCTTCTATGTAAGCTTCTATAGCGTGAGCGTGAGCCTGTATTACGTCTTGAGAGTTAGAGGGGATACCACGGGTCTTTGTGTTTATAGATCCAGGAGTTTTTAGATGCTCTGGTCGCTTCATAACATACTCCTCATAACCCCTTGATTCAAAGTACCTTACGATGCCGTACTTATTGTTTTCAATTAAGAGTGGATATCCGTAAAACACAGAAGCCATAAGTACATCTTCGTAGAAGATTCTAGCCAGAGGTGGTCGAGAAGCATATTCAGCCACAAACATATTTGGTGGCGCAGCCATACTAAACTTATTGTATAAATGACAAGCACCCTTAGATCCTCTATTGTCTGTAGTAGAATCCAAATCATAACTATCGACTCCACCAACACCTATATGATCATTACCCGGATGCTTCTTGTTGTACTTAATTACGTACTTATTTCTAAGTTCATTTGGTGGCATCCAAGACACTCTCCACCTGCCTTGTGGATTAGGACTGAACATAACTTCTTTATCAGCTACCCCATCCTTCCACTGAAAGTTTCCACGAACTACAGGATTAGGATAAAGCTCTTGATTATGCTCTACCTGCTCATATATTTTACCAATGTTAAATGTAGAACCTTCAATAGAATCACGCATCGCTTCATCTACAGTAAACGGAAACTGACGTATGAATTCATTAAGCTCACGAGCATCGTGTTTTAAGGCATCTCTCTCGTTCTTTAAATACGTCTTAGCCCCTATATCTACATAATCCCCATCAATCGTTTGTACAGGATGTTGAGGGTCTTCAATAATAGGATTTCCGTGCTTGTCGAAGAATCCTTCAAGCGCTTCATAGGCGGGTATAAATAATCTATAAAGACCAGTTTTTGTTCTTCCATTTGCGTTTCTATCTTCTGGATCTGAATCTCTCCAAAGTTCTTTGTATTGATTACCTCCCTTATCCATAGGGTTTACAGTAGATCCCACTAAAGCCTTGCCTATGATTCTTCTACCAACAATGAGACAGGTTTTTTCAATCCTCCAGGCTTCTCTTATATCTGTAGGGCGCTCCCACTTTCCGGCTTCATCTAAATACATAAGGTGAAGTTTTTCACCATCATATGCGTTATTAGTAGTGTTCTTCCAGTTAATAATAGTATTGAGAGCCTCTCCTTTATTAGAAGTTTTATTCTTCTTAGTAATACGCTTAGATGGCTCACGGAACGCTAATTCCATACGTGGATTGGTAGTACCGTCTTGTATAGGTTTAAAGAAGAATGGATAGCTTTTAAACATAGGAACTACCTTTTTCATAAAGATGTTCTCCTGTGCGTCTTTACCCGTTTTAGACTGTATCCCTAATAACTTATCTTTTACCTGAGTGCCTTCATCCACAAGTATAGCAGCAGACATATTAGTGTATCCAGAACGTCTACACTTAGTATACATTTGACCTATAGATCTAGGGTCTGTTTCACAAGCTGCGAAGTGAATAAATAGTCTTCTTTGAAATTCTAGGTACGAGGCGTATCCGATGTCCATTTTGCTCCATTGGAGGAGCATATAATGTCTCCCTGTAATGTAGACAGGCTTACCATTATTGTAGAACCAAACACCGTTACGCCTACGGTCAAACTCTTTTTCGATGTACGGAGAAAAACGCTTTTTGAAGTCGGATGGCATTTCATACCACTCATCCATAGAGCGAATCCTCTGCAATTCTGCTGGCACAGGAAGTCTTTCCCACATTTGCATATTGCGCTCCCTATCATTAAAGAGGATTTCTTTTTTATGAGGAACCTTGGGAAGTTGAATATCAACCCCACCGATGGTGATAACCTCACCCTGCGTATCGTTGGGACATATACTAACAATGTATTCGTCATACCCCTCAACTTTTTTAAGACCTGCCATTTCATTTAATTAATAATCCCAATAACAGAATATTTGATTACTTGGAGAACTTTTCTGCGAATCCTCCTGAGTAGTCTTGCTCTGCTTCAATTCCTCCGGTTTCTCGGAGTTCTCTAACCATTTGTTCAAGTCTCTGGTATTCGATGAGTAGTTCTTTTGCATCTGTTGCTGTTTGCTTAATACTTTGTAACTCAGCCTTTCTTTGTGATCCAGACAGATCACCGTCTACAGGCTTTCTAATTTCGTCAATCATATTATTGATTGCTACCTCCATTGAAGACAGTAACCTTGTTGATGCTTCTACTGTGGTGAATTTACGCTTCTTTGACATACACTAACTCTGTTGTTCTCATACGATACACTTTGTCTCCATTCAGGAGTTCCATTTCGTATTCTGAATTCTTCGTGTAACCCACCAAATCACCAGGCTCTGTTCCAATCCATTCTGAATCTTCGGGTAGCGTGAGTAGCTCACCTTCCAGTTCTGGTTCTTCCTTGAGGCTAAGAATGATGCCAGAATTACTTGTTTCCTCTTCTTTCTCAATAGGGGGTGCAACAAAACACCAATCCCCAAGCATATTAATATTACCAGCTTTATCTTCGATTGCAATAGCGTGGTTTGCATATCCTCCGAAAGGCTCGTAATTAACCAAGTATAAGTCATCTCCTAAGTCATACATTTGTTCCATAACAACGTGGTGATGGAAATATAAAATAGACCCCTCACAGTTTTCTGAAGGGCAGTCTTTAGGGCATCCTACTATCTCACCGTAGTTTACCCTGTGTTCAAACTCATTAAACTTAGTGACAACCTTAATAGTAGTTTCTTCACTTATCTTCAACTCGTCATTAAACTTCTCTGGTAATCTTACTATAAAATGGTGAAGCGGTTTCATATTAATCGAAATTTAAATCATACTCAAGAATACAAGGCATATCATCTATGGACTTCCACAGCATTGTACCTTCTTCATTTTCTATGTATATGAGATACCGTTTTTTAGAGAACTTGTGTAAATGCGCCTCATCTTCAATGATTGCGCTCACTTTTCCAGCTCCTGCTCGCATACCGACATAGTATGCCATAGCGTCTTTAGGGTCACGCCCGATTACAATTTTTCTAATCATTTTTTATTTAATTAATGTCCCCGTTTCTTCGGGATAATCCTAACCAGTAATCAATACTAGATGTGTCTGGTTTGTTTTCTTCTCTGTATGCTTCTACACAATAGGAAAGTAAGTCATCTAATTCCTCTTCATCTGTCACTGAAAAGGAAGATAATAAACTCATATCAGCACGTTGTGCGCCTTCTTCGTCTACGTAAGAAGTATCCATATCTAAAAATCCTATTGCTACGCAAGCTATGAACTCATCAGATAGTTCGTGTTTTTGAACTACAGAATTAATAGCTAACATAAGCTCTTTAATCTCTAATATGCAATCCTTTTGTTTTTCAGTCATTAGTCAAGTTTAGTTAAAATAAATGTAGATGTAATAAGCATTGAAGCACCACCTCCAGAATTTCTAACGGTGTAGTAAAGATCAGTATCCTCATCTACGTGACGAACTAAAGAAAATCCAATAGCTGTGTTTCCTGTAGAGGCGTGCGCTCTTGTTATGGACTGTATAACAGCAGCGGAACCTCCACTAGGTTTTTCCATAACATCTACTATAACATCAGTATTTCCAGAAGTTACTTCTAAAATAAAGTTTACATCTATCTTAACTAATCCAGCCTGTTGTACAGTTACAGCGCCTGTAGTAGTAGAGCTAGTTTGAAAATGGTTAGCGCTATCATTTACCTCGTGAGACGAACTATTGCTTCCGTTGCTAACGGCTGCTTGTGTTGGCGTAGCTGCCGAAGCTGTTAGAGTATAAGACGCATTAGGTCTTAGTACCCACATAGGATTTGCAAAAACAACTGTGGAAGAAGAAAAAGCACTTGAATCTAGCTCACGCTTAACAACGTTATTACTCCCATCTACTAAAAGAACTGTTAATTCAGAATCACTTGTGGCTGGAAGGCTACTAAAGTTTAGAGCATCCACACCAACAGTTGTAGTAGACAGTTTTAGTGCTGAAGTAGTCCCAGATCCGTCTTCTACATCTTTCAATGTAGTTGTTACACTGTTTGAACTCAATTTTAATAGTGATGAGTACGTGTCTTTTACTTTATTTCCGCTTAGAGTAGCCATTTCCTGTATATTTGTGTATTATATGCAAATTTAGTAAAAATGAGGAAGCGTAACAAGAGGTCTAAGTTCCGTGAGTTTAGAATGCGGGATGAAGGAACTATAAACAAGTCTTACTTAAAGTATTTTACACTTGCAATGAAGGATGTCGTTGGAAACTACGATGTTACAGAGGCTCAGATGCGGTTTTTACTCTTTGCTTACGACTATCAGTTCTTCACTTTAGATCATATGTCTGAGTACTACTATTATAGCAAGGCTAAGTTAGGGCAGCGCATTATATATCCACTTTCTCATAACGACTACGTCTTCAAATACTTTGATAGACTGAGTCCGACTAGCTATCAGGAAGCTATATTTGAAGAAAAGAAGTTTAACTACCGTGTCCGGTACGCTATAACGCAGAAAGCCAGACTATTAGTCCAGCGTTTCTATAGGAAATTAGAGGGTGAAGAGGAGATTAATGTGCCGACTTGATCTTAAAGGCTGCTTTTAGCGATGCACCTTTGTGCGGAACGAACTTTCCTTCGTGCTTCATAAGGAAATAACGCCCCCCTTCGGACATCCAGTGATATCCAGAGGGAGCGTCAACCATTACTTTCTTTTTTTGAGCTTTCATTACTTCTTTTTGAGCATTTTAAAGTCTTGCCCGGTGATTTTACCGTCCTTGTTAGCATCAAGTTTTACCTGACCGCCTTTGAGGTACTTCATCATCTTACCACCTTTCTTAAAACGTGGGCTAGATCCTCCTGGAATAGACTTGCCTACATCACGGTAGTTCGGCTTACTGGTGCTTTCACGCTTCTTACGCTTCTCAACATCTTTAGACAAAGCTTTTACAGCCTCTTTCTTCATTGGGAAGCCATTCTTTTTCTTACCTGTAGCTGCTTGCTTAGCTAACTTGTTTGTCAGATTAGCGCTTTTGTCTAAATCGCTGCTGTGTTGCTTGTCTACCATCTCTTTAGTAAGCTTTTTTCCCTTTGGTGGGTCAACCTTACCGCCTTTTTTGTATTTCTTTGCTTTCATCTTCCCTCCTTTAGAGTATCCGTCAAAATTCTTACTAGCCGAAGCTTCAATTAAATCACCTAAAGCTATTGGGTCAATCTCTTTTATAGATTTTCCGTCTTTTTTTAGGTTCATATCTTTATCAAAACTGTAATATGTTCTTCCTTTGCCTTTGTTGATACTGACCTCGCCTCCGCTTTCATCACCCATAAAGGTTGAAGTGGTTCCAGCCTCCTCTTTCATATTTTGATAAGACTTTTTACCAGTTCTTAAATTTGTTATTTTATTCTGGCTGTCAAGAGATCTAGAAACCTTTCCATTTGATTCTGACGTTCTTGATTCTGTCTCACCCTCGATACGAACGTCATCTAACTTACGTTTCTTCTTAGACTTATATATAGTCTTTCCTAATTTCCTTTTAGCTCTCATTTCTTAGATCTGTTTCGTTTTGCTGTTATAAACTTCTTCTCTGTATGATCGTAATCCATACCGTCTCCATTACCATACTTCCCTGCCTTACGTCTCATCTTATTTAAAAAGGCACGATACTTCTTCCGCTCCTCTGTAGAGTGGTACTTTGTATCGTATTTCTTTTTCTTCGCCTTCGCCT